GTGAGGTAACAGTCAGGTGGTTTACGCCCATGTCCTTAAGTGAACCATAGACTGACCATTCAAGAAGACCATCGGTGCCGTCTTGCACGTGCTCGAGGAAATCTATTTGAATAACATCTCCCAGAGCTACTTCTTCTTTAAACGCAGCTTTACACGTGCAGCAGGGGTGTTGGCAACAAACTGTTTGCCCTTTGATCCTGCACGCTTCTTCTTGCGAGCTGTTGCAGCCCGTTGAGAGATTGATAGGCTGTTGGCTTTTGATCTTGGAAGACATCTATCGGGGTTCTTTTTGTTCTTTGAGGTTCCACAAGCGCCTTTGATTTTACCGTCGGTTCCTACGCGGACCCAGTCTTGCTTGCGCCATTTTGCTAGTTCACCCACGGTTCTTCTTACGCTTGATTGTTAATTTAGATCTCTTCTTACCTTTTCCGTAGTTAGGATCTTTACAGTATTTAGATGCCGCCATGTTAGCGTAAGCACTCGGATACTTATCAAACGTGCGCTTGGCCCATGCAATTCCTTTAGGACATATCTTAGCCATGATTGTTATTCAATAAAACTTGTTGAAATGATTGTTACTTCCCTCAAGTCCCCTTTCCTTTCTTCTTCTTTGACATGATCTTCAACCCCTTCCGCTTGGCTGCTTTCTTAGCTGCTTTCTTACCTTTGGGGGTATACGGATACGACTTATCTCCTACTTTGGGCATAGTGTTATTATTGTTAGTGTTGGGGTTGGGGTCAGCATTTCCACCTTCTAAGAGCTAAAGCTTTTCGGGTGGGCCTGCCTTTGGAATCTTTCATCGGGCCTTTGACGCCGGACATCCGCGCACAAAAAGACCGCTTCCTCGGGCCTCCCTCTGGTTGCGGTTTCTTTAAGTTACTACCTGTCTTTCGGTTGTAATACTTGCGCCCTTTTTCTGTTAAGCCTCCTTTGTCTGACTTGTGTTCTTTGCGAAGGGACAATCCTTTTCTTTTAGCGGGCATGTTGGTTGTTCTCTAGGTCGTTGATGTAATGTAACATCTCCCCCACCGTCTGCTTCTGGTCCGTTGTCCACGTCTGCTCTCTGGCCTTCTCTAAAAAGTAAGGGAGCTTTGTCGGACGAAGAGTCGGAGTGCATCCACTCATCAATAACATCACGCATATTGCTGTGACGCTCAACATATAGTTTCTCTTCATAGGCTTCCATAAGACCACGAAATGCCTCTGCTAACCGAGGAAACGATATTAGTAACTTGACTAGCAGAGACACAGACATGTGGTGCGTGTGTGTTTAAATGTTGTTATTTTTGTTTGGCACGACCAATGTTAAGTGCAAGGAAATCGACAATCTTGTAAAGCTTCTTGACCAGCCCGTCATCGACAGGTGTAGGTGTAAGAGCGGCGATAGCGGAACAAGCAGCAATGACCATAGAGATGGCACTGAGGAGTTCAGTTTTGTTGTCGAGGATGTAAGTAATAATAGCTGACATAATTAGAATGCGGTTGTGACTGATAGTCGTTGTGAGACTTGCTCCCGGTATTTGTTATCGTAACTATAGCGCGGGTCTTGCATAGCAATCGTCATCTCCTTAGAGGAGCTAAAGGGCAATGCCCCGGCTGTTCCCGAGGTGTCGCCTTGGACAAGAGAAACAGGTGTTCCACCGTCCGACTGAAAGCGAGCATAGAGACCACGGATAGCCATAGTTGCTGCGTTAACATCCCCTGACTCGACAGTGTTGTTATACACCTCTTGTTCTTGGTCTGTTAAAGCTGTTGCTGCCCACTCGGACATAGCCTCGTAGTTCTCAGCGCCTCCGGCCTCCTTCATCAAGGTTTGTTGTTGTTGGTTAGCCACGGCTTCGTAGCCGTTAACATACATATCAACCATCTCCTTAGGGATGCCGTTAGCCTCAAGGGACTTATAGGTCTCCTCGGATAGCTCACCGGTCTCGAAGTATTCTTCGGATGCGCTGGTGACAGCAGTGTTGGATACCTCGGGTTCGCTGGTGGCGTTGTCTTCGGTCTCGGATGGCTCGGCTTTGTTCTCATGGAACTGCTTTTCGAGGTTGCTGTAAGCGTCTGCTAAAGCCTCCGGGTTATCAAACTTCTCCGGTAACCACTCAGGGCGGTCTTGTGGAGGAGCTTCAGCCGTTTCGGGCTGTTGTTCTTTGGCTTGCTCATCTTGCATAGCAGCCTGTTCTTCAAGAGACATATTCTCCTGTTCTGTGGGTTCGCTAAATGTAACGCTTTCCATATTTATTCTTGTGGTTCGACTGATGGCATATTACCGGCCAACGCTTGATCATTCAAGGCTTTAATACCGGCTGGTCCTAGCTTCTCAGTCATAGCTTGCATCTGTTGCATCTGTGCTTCTTGTTGCATCTGCTCGGCGCTCTTGATGAGTCCTTCGGTCTTGATACCGAGAGCAGTTGCACGACGCTTAAAGTAGTCTTCAACATTAACAAACTGGCCGATAGCTTCTGGTCCTACGACCTGAGCAGCACCGGCAAGGAATAAATCTAATTTAGAAAGATCGTTACCTCTACCAAGGGCCTCTACCCCGGTAACAATAACTGGCTTCACCAAGTCCTTAGGAAGCTTAGGTAACATCTTCTTCTTTTGCATGACTGACATGATACGCTTCACCAATGGTAATTGCATCTCAGCAGCAAGGAGCGAGTAAAGACCACCTAGGGAAGCCTCAAGCTCTTGTGATAACATACGGATCTCCTCGGCTGTCACACGCTCGGCCTGTCGGACTACACCTGAGGTCAACAAGAAGGCAGCACCAAGGCGGTCCTTGATTGCTTCCATGGTAACCTGGGCTGTCCTAAAGTCGTTGAACTTATCTAGCTGGAGAGTGTTAACATCAGCGGCGTTGCCTTGGACAATCGCACCGTTGGGGCTTTCAGCTAACGTCCGGGCTCTTGTGGTGCCATTAGGGTTAACAAGAAAGAGAACCTTAGCAGCAGCAGCCGATCCCTCGACAATAGCACGGGTCAACGCTTCGAGACTCTGGATGTCACCGAGGTATTCCTCAACGAACCCACGTCCGTAAGCTTCACCGTCAATCCTAGAAAGTCTTAAGGGGATGAATGGGTTGCGGTCCATTGTTACCTTACCACCAGCATACGGAATATCTACACCATTAACATCCTGAGTAATCACCCAGTGTTTGGCGTTCCTTTTACAAGAGGTAAACAAGTCCACCTTAGCGTCACTTTCGGCAAGGTTCGGATCTTGTTGTTGAAGTCGTTGGCGTATCTCCTCCGAAAGAGTGCTGAATGCAACAGACTCCTTGGTGGCCACAGATAACAAATTACCCATAGGGTCACGCTGGACAACAAAGCGGTCGAGGTGAAAGACTCGGAGTCCTCCTTCATCCGGTAGATATAACAAAGCGTTACCGGTGATGATGAGATGCTTAAGGGCTTCGTGAAGAGCAACCCGGTATGCACCTCGGGTAACCTCATCCATCACTAGCTCCTCAAGGGCTTGGAGAGATGCTTCGATCTCACTCATTAACTCAGGTGGAGTCTCGTCCTCGGCAAGCTTCTTTTCGTTGGCTTGGAATCTAAAGAAAGGTGAGTTAGGTGGCAACAGCGCCAGCAGCAGCTTAGAGGCAAGATTGTTAACACCACGGGAACCGACGCCACTGAAAGGTGTCTCTAGGCGACTGTGGGGACCGAAGCCCTCCTCAGGCATAACATAAGGAAGCGTCAGCTTTGAACAGGCCCGTCCTCGGTCAAGGTAGGAATACCGTGCGCCTTCTAGGGTGGTATAGAGTTGCTGTGCTGTCTCGGCTTGCATGTGTTATTGTTGTTAAAGTAGTTCCTCGGGTTGAGGTTTGATTGATAAAAATTCTAGTTGAGTAAGCTCTTGGACGCCCTCGGAACCCTCAAGCATCGCGTCATCGTTAGCGGTGAATCTCCAGCAGTCGATGGCTATAAGTCGTCCACTACCATCAGTAGCTTCTGCCAGGTTAGCAACAGGTGGAAGTCCGGTGAGCGTAGTTCCTTGTTTGTTAGGATAGCCACGGTCAGAGTCTACGGATGCAACAAGTCCTGTGTAGAGTTCGTCTGGTTTGACGACGTAATAACGAAACCCTGTGTCAGCGCGTGACT